GCGATATTAGGTACATCATTATCTGAATCGCATAAGGGATACCTTGCACAGTTCTCAACTGCCGTTATGGCACTAGACCCCGATGCTTTGCCAAAAACACTACACTATGCTAAAGAGTTGCGTGGTCACGTTAGGGATGTTAAAGTGCTGCGATTAAACTACGACATAAAATACCGTAACCCCGTAGATGTACAAAAAATGCATCTATTTAAAGACAAAGGAGAAGTATAATGGAGTTATCAATTATTAGAAGTCTAATGGATAAAGAGTTCTACGATGCACATCGTGGTGCTAAGTGTCCTGACAGGTTGTTTAATCCAGAAAACCGTAAGATAAAGAAGACAATAGATTTAGCAATGGATCGGTATGAGAGAACGGTGACACCAGAGGAAGTAGAAGCACTCTTCCTATCAAACAATCCTACACTGACACCATCAAATAAAATGGCTTACTCTGCTGTATTTAATAATATTAAAAAAGAGAATCCTATGGGCAGCGACGTGGCACAGGAAGTGCTATCTAAGTTGTTTCAACAGGTTGTAGGCACAGACATTGCTGAGTTAGGATTTGAGTATGTCAATGGTGATCAAAGCAGTATGGAGTCGTTAAGAATACTTCTGGAACAATACAACGATGATTTTCTGCCTGACATGAATGTAGAATGGGATGATATTGATATTGATACATTGCTTACTAAGAATGATCTTGAAGCACGTTGGACATTTAACATACCAACACTAGCTGGTCACGTTGAGGGTGTAAACGCTGGTCATCTGATTGAGATTGGGGCAAGGCCAAATACAGGTAAGACGTCTTTCCATGCCAGCTTGATAGCCAGCCCAAGTGGTATGGCGGCGCAAGGGGCAAACTGTATTATCTTGTGCAACGAGGAGGGTAGTCATCGTGTCGGCGCACGTTATCTAACTGCAGCTACTGGCATGACTATGCGAGAGATCAAGAAGAATCCAAGTAAAGCCCGTGATCTTTATCAGCCTGTTAAGGATCGCATTAAAATAAAAGATGCAACAGGTCGTGATATGTCTTGGGTGGAGTCCGTCTGCAAGACATACAAACCAGACGTTGTGCTTCTTGATATGGGAGATAAGTTTGCTAGACAGGGAGGATTTGCTCGTCCTGATGAGGCACTCAAAGCCAATGCAATACATGCACGTATGATTGCCAAACAATATGAATGTGCTGTGTTTTATATGTCGCAGCTTTCTGCAGAGGCAGAGGGTAAAGTTATTCTTAATCAGGCAATGATGGAGGGGTCACGCACGGGTAAGGCAGCAGAGGCTGATCTGATGATACTGATTGCAAAGAACCCAGCCAAGCAGGATGATGACCCCAATGCTCCAGAAGATTTACAACGTCACATAAATATTGTAAAGAACAAGTTGAGTGGGTGGCATGGGGTTGTGCATTGTGAATTAGACTATCGCACAGGAAGATATATGGTATGATACAGCAATTTCTGTTTGATCTTGAAGACTATGATCTCGTTGAAGGAGACGGAAAGACTTGTAATAAATGTAGAAAACATCTACCTTTTTCTGCTTTTAGTTGGCACTCTGGAGCAAACTACTTGCGTCCCGAATGTAAAAAGTGTAATACAGAGTTAGGAAAAGTTCGTGATGCACTACGAAAAAAATATGGTATGCCAAATAAAAACTACATATGTCCTATTTGTTTAAACGGTGAGGATTCTGTGGCAGGTAAAGGCAACATGAAAAATGGGGCATGGGTAATTGATCACTGTCACGATACTGATACATTTAGAGGATGGTTATGCCATAAATGTAATAGGTCATTAGGTGGCTTTGATGATAGCGAAGAAGTTTTAAAACGAGCAATACAATATTTAAAAGAACATAAGGAGAAATTAAATGAAACTGACACTTGATGTCGAAAACACAGTAACGCACAGGGACGGTAAAATGCACCTTGATCCGTTTGAGCCTACTAATTCTTTAGTAATGGTTGGTATGTTAACTGACCAAGGTGTTGAGCGTATCGTTACTTTTGATCACAGTGAGGTAGAAGCTGATGAAGGTGGGCATGTGCTGGTGCAAGAATTTTTAGACGCTGCTACTATTCTTATTATGCATAACGCCGCTCACGATCTTTTATGGTTGTGGGAATCTGGTTTCAAATATAATGGCCCTGTTTTTGATACAATGTTAGCGGAATATGTTATGCAACGTGGACAAAAAGAGCCTTTGTCTCTTGACGCTTGTTCACAGAGATACGAACTTGAATGTCAAAAGCAAGACACCCTAAAAGAATATTTTAAGCAGGGTTTAAATACTAGTCAGATACCACATGACGAATTGACACACTATTTATCTGCTGACCTTCATGCTACACAGGAGTTGTCCGACAGGCAGTATGCAAAGCTACTAAGCAAAGAGTATGCAGGTCTAATGGACACTGTTGTTTTGTCTAACCAAGTTGCTGTCGTGCTGTCTAAGATTTACCAGCGTGGATTCAAGGTAAATGAAAGTGTGCTAGAGGATGTACGTGTTGAGTTTGAGAACGAGAAGCAGACACTTACAGGTGAGTTAGAGACTATGGTTCATAAGTTGATGGGGCATAGTCACGTCAATCTCAACAGCCCAGAGCAGTTGTCTCAAGTAATCTACAGTCGCAAACCTATTGACAAAGCCATGTGGCAAAACAACTTTGATCCGTACATGTCAAAGAAGTCGTATAAGGCTGTGATGAAAGAGAACAGCGAGATTGTCTATAAGAAAGAACCAAAGCAGTGCAATGATTGCAAAGGCTCTGGCAAGGTCTATCGCACACGCAAGGATGGCAGCAAGTATGCTCGCCCTAACAAGTGCAAGACCTGTGATGGCAATGGCTATGTGTTCGTTCAGTCAGAAAGAATTGCTGGGCTACGCTTCTCTGCACCGGATGCCAAGTGGGTAAGTGCTAACGGATTTACCACAAGCAAGACGCACCTTGAGATACTGGAAGGATTTGCTAGACAGAATAAGATGGATGAAGCAATCAACTTCTTGAACAAAGTAAAGCGTCTTAGCGCACTGGACACATACCTGTCATCGTTTGTTGATGGCATCAATACTTATAAAAAGGCTGACGGAAAACTGCATGTCCGTCTGCTTCAGCACCGCACGGCAACTGGTCGCTTCTCTGGTGCTGACCCAAACATGCAGAACATGCCACGTGGTGGAACATTTCCTGTAAAGAAAGTGTTTGTATCACGGTGGGAAGGCGGCAAAATTATGGAAGCCGACTTTGCACAGTTAGAATTTCGTGCAGCCGCTTTCCTATCACAAGATGGAGTTGCAATTGAAGAAGTTTCTACTGGATTTGATGTACACGCATACACCGCTAAAATTATTACCGAAGCTGGTCAGCCTACGGATCGCCAGACTGCAAAGGCCCACACCTTTGCTCCCCTTTACGGGGCAACGGGGTACGGACGCACACAAGCCGAAGCATCCTACTACAAACACTTCACAGAAAAATATAAGGGAATTGCCGCTTGGCACTCCCGACTGGCTAAAGAGGTTTTATCGACGAAAATGATTACAACACCTTCTGGTAGGCAATATGCATTTCCCAATGCTGTTCGTAAAATGAATGGCACGGTATCGTATTTTACACAGATAAAAAACTATCCAGTGCAAGGTTTTGCTACGGCTGATATTGTTCCAGTTGTGTTAATTGAAATGGATAAAAGATTGTCATCAATGAATAGTTGTATTGTTAATACCGTGCATGATTCGGTAGTTATTGATGTACATCCAGAGGAGGAGAAAGATATTATTTCTCTGATAAAAAGTATGAATGATAATCTAACCAACTTGATTAACAATGCATTTGCTGTTAAGTTAAATGTTCCTATGCTTTTAGAAGCAAAAATAGGAACTAATTGGCTTGACACTAAAGATGTGGCGTGATATAACTATGTCTCTTAAACTCAAGGAAGGAGTAAAAAAATATGAGTGAATTAGCTACAATTAATACTACAGATTATGCCGCTATGGCAAAAGTCATGGGGATAGTGGATGATGGCAAATCTAGTAAAAAAACAAATACACTAAATCGTCTAAGAATTTGGCATCAACCAGTTATGGGTCAAGCAGAAGTAAATGGTCGCCTTACAAATGTAGAAACTATTGAAGGTGGAATGTTTCGTCTTGAGATTATTGACGGTGATTCATCCAAGTTTGTATATAGTAAGACTATGACAATGCGTCCTTTTATGCAGAGGTTTATGTATCGTAGGTATATCGCTAATAAAAACCCCAAGCCTAATGAGCCGAAGGGCAGCTTTCATCGTACAATAATGGCAGACAGTTTAAATATTGATCTGAAAGATAATACGGGAAGGTTTAACTGTGGTAAACCATCTGGGTACATTGAAGATTTTAAAGCCTTGTCTCCAGATATGCAGGATTTAATACGACAGATTAAACGTGTTCGTGTCGTGTTCGGTACAGTTACACTGGATAGTCCTGTAGATTCTAATGGTAACGCTATGGATAAAATGACCACACCATTCATCTGGGAGATAGACAACAAAGATGCGTTTAAATCTGTAGGTGAGCAGATTGGTGCATTTGCTAAACAAGAGCGCATACCTCTTATGCACAATATTGTTTTTGGTGAAAATAAAAAGCACGATCTACCAAATGGTAGCAGCTTTTATACTCCCAATTGTGCAGCAGATGTAACTGTCACACACAAAGTTGGTCCCGAAGATCAAGAACTACTAGGCAATTTTCTTGAGTGGGTAAAAAACTTTAATGACTATATATGCAAAGAGTGGGATGATAAGGCCACTAAAAGGCAAGAAGAAAGCATTAAAGCAATGCCCGAAGATGATGTAGAACTTGTAGAAGACTTTATTGAAATTGAAAGTGAGTCTATTCAA